GAATTGATGGAATGGCGTCAAAAGATGCTTGACCTGCTCTATAGTTATGAGAAACATGGAATTCCCACACAACGCCCCGAAAGGGTATGAATACTGGACTGATGACTACTCCAAAACCATCAAGCGTATCTGGATTAGAAACATCAGTCGAGAGTTTATCTATGGTGATGAGAAACACCCCAGCTCAGTGTGGGGATTCTTTTGTCGTAAGAAGGGTGTATTTTTATCACCAGTAAATAGTAAGAAACCTGGCAAGGTTGTGAAGGTACAGAATACCACACCTTACACAGCCATGCCACTTAATCTTACTCCACTAGAATTAGCGTTCCAATGAACTCACTCGATCCCTCATCTATTACTATTGACACACCATCAAAGGCGTTCGCCTATGAAACACTGTCACGCGAAATTGATGACTGCTCTGATATTGTAACCCTCAAAGAGGCACTTCGTTGTTATGTCAAGCTCTATCTCAAGCAACAAGAAACCATGTCCCTCATTGGGCTACCCAACATCAGAGATGAAAACATTTGAGCCACAAGTCAATGACTATGTACGGTGGCAAAAAGAACATCATACTGTAGAGGGATGGGTTTATTTTAAAGATGAAGAGTATATAACTATTGAAGTGGGTGTCAAACCCAAAAAGACTTGTAATTATGTCAAAAATGTGTTACACTGCAAAGACCATATCCTTGTAGTGTGTCACTCATTCTTGTGGGATGAACTACAATACATTAAATCTAGAGAGACAAATCATGAAGCTGCGAACACTTTTGTTAGGACTATCTCTGATGATCGTCCCTCCAAGCATGGCAGAACCTAAGGTAGAATATTTCACCAATGATGCCATGGGGTGTATGATGCTCCAGGAATGTACAGAAGATATTCATGAAGTTATCTCCATGGCTGATATTTCCATGGAATATGAGAACTGGGAAGACTTCACTAATGTAACTGCAGAGTTTCATGGTATGTTAGTCTTGCTCAATCAAATGGGTGTGAAAGTATATTTGGCTGATCAAAAGTATTTCCCTGTGGGTCACCGTGGTGTATATCATACTGTCAGTAATAATTTCTATCTAAACAAAGCATTCATGCATCGTCCTAATGTTTTGATGTCTGTTATGAGACATGAAGGATGGCATGCTGCCCAGGATTGTATGGCTGGGACCATTGATAATAACATGATCGCTATTATATTACCTGAAGAGAGTGTTCCACCTGTATGGCGTGATATGGTAGAGAAAACATATCCAGAGAGCGCAGTACCATGGGAAGCTGAAGCCAAATGGGCTGGATTAACTGAAGGAATGACAATGAAAGCCCTAAGGTCTTGTGCTGAAGGTACAATGTGGGACCCTGATAATGGTGGTTATGAACCCACACCCATGACTAGAGAATGGTTAGAAGAGAATGGATATATCAAATGATATTAGCTGATGTCTTACTCTGGGTATCAATCCCATTCACTATTGCTACACTCACAGCAGCGTTTTATAAGGGTGAGAATAATTTTTATGAGACTGATTTATATGATGGAGATGGCACTGCACATAAAGTATTGAAATAATGTGGAGAATATGGTGTTACGCTCTTGGAAAGAAAGAGGGTAGAGATAAAAAAGATGCTGATAAGATAGCATTTGTGAGAACCATCATAATGATACAGTTAGTTGTTACAAATGGTTTCATTATTGCAGGTAATATCAGACATTGGAACGATGGTCAGTGTGCCAACACCATATCTGGCACTAAAATCTTGACATCCCACCATAAATAACCTATGATCTTATGGTAGCAATCAGGAGCTCACATGTCTGCCACCTATCTTCCTCAAAAGACTAAGTATCGCATCACTTTGGATTTGGAAGTCATGGAAGACTTCAACCCGCATAATCTCGACTGGGAAAAGCTGTTGGATGTTCAGGGTGGTGAACACGTAGAAGCTTACGTGGAAGACTTGTCAGTTCCTGATTACTACTTCTCCTGATAATATCCGGGGGTGATAAATAAAATATATTGTCACCCCTAGATATGGCATATTACCTGACAAAAAAATCCTTGATTCAATCATCAAAGACCATGTATTACACTGGTAATGGTAAGTGGTCTGATGATATTTCAAAGAAAAAGAATTATCCTACCAGAGGACCATTGGATGAGTGGGTTGCCAATGCTGACAATACTTCTGGTGGTTTCAAGAATGCTACCGTGGTAAAGGCATGAAGAGTTTTCAAGAATTTCAAGAGATGGCAAGTATGGTCAAGCAATTGACCAAACAACCCTCTTTGCCTTCTAATACTACAAGACAAAGAAGACAACCAATCAATAGAACTAACTTACACGCTCAAGAACGTGAGTTAAAGACTACTGAGAGACAGAGAAGAGAAGCACACGCAAAGACAACAACTAATAGAGAAAGAGTAAGCGGACCATCCACAACATATCGTGAAGTATATGATCCTGAGATCCAAGGCAGATCTCAAATCAAACAGACTGGCGAAGGTGGACGTAAAGAACCCAAGAGAAGTGCGGACGATAGGAGAAGACCAGGACAGAAGCCACGCATGAAGGCTGTTGGTGGTGGTAAAATGGCACCAGTTGGTTCATATAAAGACAGAAAAGACATTGGTTCAACTAAAGCCAGGTCTGAAAGAGAACAACAACCAACACAAGCCAGAGGTAGTGCAGCTGACGCCCAAAAAGCAGCAGCAAAAGAAGAACGTAAGAAGGCTGCACGTGCACGTATCGCTGCAAGAAAGGCTGGTGGTGAAGTAAAGAGAACCACCACATCATCTAAAGATGCAGAGAAACAAGCCACACAGTTGTTGAAAACAAAGAAAGAAGCTCCTAAGAGTGAAGGACCAAAGAAAGAGCGTAAAACATATCAACACGCTGATGGTGGTGGTATGACACGTAAGGAGCGTGATTCTGCTAGAAACAAGAAGACACAAGCTGATAAGAAGTCAGCCAAAGCTTCAATGAGAGATGAGTTCATCAAGAAACATGGTAGGAAACCAAACAAGAAAGAGGCCATTCAGATGACTGCTAAAGCTAAAGCTGCTGCCAAGGCTCTCAAATGACACAGAGAATGATGCGTCTGTTTAATAACGTAACAGAAGCCAGAACATTCATTAAGAACGATCAAGGTATATCATTAGCCAAGGCTAAGTTATATGTTGAGAAGAATACTGTGAACAAGGTTGACAATAAGGTGTGGGTTATCCTACCATGACAGAATGCCTCACCTCCAAAGGTCTCCTATAGTATAAGACCACACTTTTATTATGACCTCTGTCCATATTGAACATCCCGAAGATATGATCCTCACAGGCGATTTGTCTGTGATTGATGCGTTGTATGATAAAGCATTCATCTCTATGAAGATGGATGGAATGTCCTTGGTGTGGGGTACAAACCCAGCCAATGGTAAGTTTTTCGTATGCACCAAAGCTGCATTCAATAAGAAGAAGATTCGTCTGTGCTACACACATGATGACATCTTCCAGCATTTTGGTCATCAAATTGAAGTTGTAGATATTCTCTCTCATTGTCTCAAGTATCTGCCACGTACTGAGAACATTTACTGGGGCGATTGGCTTGGCTTCGGTCACACTGATGTGCTCACTCAGAATACTCTGACCTATGCATTTCCTGAAGCTATTGATCAGCGTCTAGTTATTGCACCACATACTGTTGTCAACGTCTATGCAGAAATGTTTGACAATGTGTGTGAGCCATTGACTGAAACGTTGCAAGATACTAGTATGGTTAAGTGGGTGCAACCTTCTGTTGATCGTATTCCTCCACAGGCTACTGCTCCTATTATCAACAAAACTACAATCAACTTCCTAACTGAAAAGGAAGCTGCACAAGCCAAAATCGCTATCAACCAGCTAATTCGTAAAGGTGATTACATTGATGACGCCACACTCGGTGAGATTCTTGGTTGTCAACATCTGGCCAATCTGTATCAGTATGTCATGGAACTTAAGCTTGACATCATGGATAGTCTGATTGTCAATGACGCTCCTATTGCATATCTTCCTAACGGCAATCAAGCCAAAGATGGTGAAGGTTATGTCTTCCATTCTGAGAACTATGGTAGTGTCAAACTGGTCAATCGTACCGAGTTTGCTTACGCTAACTTCCATAATGGCTTCGGCACATAATGCCTCACCTCGAAACGTCCATTATAGTATAACCACAGAACTAATATGATCAAACTCCGCCCTCATCAGCAGGACGCAGTATATGCTCTTCGTCGTAATAGTATCGGTCAGGTTATCGTCCCCACTGGTGGCGGTAAGACCCTGATTGCTATTATGGACGCAGTCAAGAGATTTGAGGTGAATGTTCCACGCACCATTGTTGTTGTGGCTCCTCGTATTCTCTTGGCTGATCAACTGTGTTCTGAGTATCTTGAGCACATTACTAATGCTAATGTCCTCCATTGTCACAGTGGAGAGACACACCACTTCAGCACTACAAAGTCTGACCATATCAAACTGTTTGTGGATATGTGTAACACAGTCCGTGAACATAGTATTATCTTTACCACATATCATTCGCTCCATCGTGTACAGGAGAGTGGTATTGCAGTCGATACCATTTACTTTGACGAGGCACACAACAGTGTTCAACGTAACTTCTATCCAGCGACTGAGTATTTCAGTAAGCATGCAGATCGCTGTTACTATTTTACTGCTACTCGTAAGACTAGTGTAACTGTGAAGAAACCAGGCATGAACTGGGTAGAGACTTATGGTCAGGTGATTGCACGTGTGTCTGCACCTGAACTGGTGGAGAATGGTTACATTCTTCCACCTAAAGTCAAGGTGATCGAGATGGATAAGGTAGACAAAAAGTCTCTTACTCCTTTCATGGAAGGCAACAATGTCCTTGAGTCTATTGATCAAATCAGGATTAAAAAGATTCTTGTTTGTGTCAAGACTACACGCCAGTTGATTAACCTGTTTCAGACAGACTTCGCCAGTGAGTTGAACAAGCGTGGTTATTCATACCTCTACATCACCAGCAAGACTGGTGCCGTCATCGATGGTAACAAGGTGTCGCGTGAAGAGTTCTTTGAGACACTGAACGCATGGGGTAAAGATCCTCACAAACAGTTTGTTGTTCTCCACAGGTCTATTCTGTCCGAGGGTATCAATGTCAGCGAACTTGAGGCAGTTATCTTCCTCCGTAACATGGATGCTATCGAGATGTTGCAGACTGTTGGTCGCGTTATTCGTGTTGGTACAAAAGCCAAGACTTATGGCATGTTGTGTGTTCCTGTCTACAATAACGTCGGTGTGTCTACAGAAAAGGCACTGCAACGTTGTGTAGACATTGTGTTTGAAAAAGGTGAGATGTATGATAGTGTGACTCGCCGATGAAGTACACTAACTCGCACATCCTTAATCCTAAACCAGGAGCCATACCTATCGTGTTCAATGAAAACCTACTGGCTATCCCCATGGCTGGGTCACAAACACAGCTCATGGTGATACATAATGGTTCGCCTGTTAAGGTATGTCGGAACAAACAATCTGCACTGACATTGATGAAGAAACTCAAGAAGCGATAGAATGCCTCACCTCCAAACGTCCCC